AGCATTAGGAACAGTTACGGCTTCACCTAATACTATTCAAACATTATCTGGTCAATCGGCTACTACTAGTGTTGCGGGAGTTTCCATTACTGGAAATGTGACTTTTACCCCAACAGGTCTAAGTGCTTTAAGTAGTGTTAATGGAGATGGTTTAATTCTTAGATATTATGGAAGACTTGATCCTAAAACTAGTACAGGATATACTACAAAAACATCTAAAACGTCGGTTAGTGGATACTCTATTAAGACGCCTAAAAACACAACAGGATACACAATTAAGGCACCATAATTATGTTTGACTTAAAACTAAATAAACAATATAAACTAATAAACTAGGAGAATTTTAACAATGGCTTCAACATATACACCTCTTGGCGTAGAATTAATGGCAACTGGCGAAAATGCCGGTACATGGGGGACAAAAACAAATAGTAATTTACAACTTATAGAACAACTTACTGGTGGGTATTCTGCTAAATCAATTGCAGGTGGAACACAAACCACAGCTTTAGATATCGATGATGGAGCATTAACAGGAACTGGTCAATTTAGAATGATCGAGTTTACTGGTACAATTTCAGGAAATCAAATTGTTACAATTCCAAATGATATAGAAACTTTTTATTTTTTAAGAAACACAACTTCTGGAGGTCATACAGTTCAATTTAAATATGCAACTGGTTCAGGATCATCAGTTACCTTTGGAACTACAGATAAAGGTGACAAATTAGTTTTTGCATGTGCAGATGACGGCACAAATCCAAATATTAAAGATTTATCAATCGGTACAACCTCAGCAGCAGGATCGACTGGCCAAGTTCAAGTTAATAGTTCTGGCTCTTTTGCTGGAATTTCTGAAGGAACTAGCGGTTTTGTATTAACATCAACAGGCTCAGGATCAGCCCCAACCATGCAGGCCCCTGCAGTTTCTGTAGGAAAAGCTATTGCAATGGCAATCGTTTTCGGATAAAAGGAGTAAATTATGGCAAACCCAAATATAGTAAACGTAGCAACAATCAATGGTGGTAACCTTGGTTTTAATTTATCAAATACGTTAACAGCAACTTTATTAACAGTTGCATCAGATGTTATTGTAAAAGTAAATAGAATTACTGTAGCAAACGTTGACGGCTCAAGCGCAGCAAACGTTGATTTATTTGTTGATGGTATGGGAAACGGTGCAACAGGAATTACTGCAACAGGTTCTGCAACAGTCTATCTAGCAAAAACAGTTTCAGTCCCGGCTGACGCAACGTTAGTCATTTCAGACACACCTATCTATTTAATGGAAGGTGATATATTAAAAGGTGGAGCGAGTGCTTCAGGTGACCTAGACTTATTTATTTCATATGAAGTATTAAACGACGCGTAGGAGGTTATAGGCTATGGCAAATGGCGGAATAATTGGACCTACGAACAAAACTTCGTTTGGTAAATGTACAACCACAGAAAAAACATCTACAGGAACTATCACTACACAAGCGGGAACTAGGGTAGTTAGTGCTTTAGTAGTTGCTGGTGGCGGTGGTGGAACTAGAGACAGAGGTGGTGGAGGTGGAGCAGGTGGTTATAGATTTTGTACTTCAATTTCAGTTTGTGGATCTTCTCCATATTCAGTTGTAGTTGGTGGTGGAGGTGCGGCTGGTAACCCATCAGCTTGCAGAGGAGTTGAAGGAGTAGCTTCAAGTTTTGCACCAGGAACACCAATAGAAATAACATCAGCAGGTGGTGGTGCAGGAGGAACTGGTGGAGGTTCTCCATCTAAAGCTGGAACCGATGGTGGATCTGGCGGCGGTGGCGGCGGTATAGCTGCTCCAGCTCAATGTGCAGGATCAGGAAATACTCCCCCAACAAGTCCTTCACAGGGAAATGATGGTGGTAATGGAGAAGGAGTTGAATCAGGACCTTTAAATAGAGGTGGTGGTGGCGGTGGTGGAGCAGGAGCTGTAGGAACAGAAGCAACAAATTCACAAGCAGGAAATGGTGGAGCAGGATCTAATTCTTGGCCAGGAGATTGTACATTAAGAGCCGGTGGTGGTGGCGGTGGTGGACAAAGTTCTGCATCAAGTGCAGGTCCTGGTGGCGGTGGTGCTGGAACTACAGGACCAAGTGCAGCAGCTGGTGGAACTACAAACACTGGTGGCGGTGGTGGTGGTTCAGGAAATGGTACTGCTGGAGCTGGTGGTTCAGGAATAGTTATCGTAAAAGAATTAAACAAAGCTTCAGGTATTTGGTCAATGACCGAACAAATGGAAGCGTTAAAAGATGATGTATGGCCGTTTGAGGCACCCCCTTTTGATTATATGGTTGTCGCTGGCGGTGGTGGCGGCGGTGGTACTAATGGAGAAGGAGCTGGTGGTGGTGGTGCTGGAGGTTTTAGAGAATCACCAGGAACTTCTACTGGTAGTTATACAGTTTCTCCTAGAGGAGCAGCTCCTGCAGTAGCATTAAGATTATACCCAGGATCATTTACAGTCACAGTTGGTGGTGGAGGTTCAGCTGGATCAGGTGGACCATATCCAGGAGGTTTAGGACGTAGAGGAAGTCAATCAATTTTTAATCCAGGTGGAGCTGAAGGCTCAACTATGATTACAACAACTGGTGGTGGTGGAGCTGAAGGATATTCTGGTGGTTCTCAACCATCTCCTTCAGGAGAAAGTCCAGGAGGATCTGGAGGTGGTACAGGTTATGGAGCAGGAGGATCAGGAAACACACCTCCTTTTAATCCAGCACAAGGAACTGATGGTGGACTTGGTAATGGAGCACCAACAATTGGCGGTGGAGGTGGTGGAGCAACCGTAGCAGGGTGCGCAGCCACATCTGGAGGATGTGGTGGAGCTGGAGCCACAACAAATATTACAGGATCTCCTGTAGCTTACGCTGGAGGAGGCGGTGGTGGTAGCTGTAGTGGAAGTCCTGGATCTGGTGGAACTGGTGGTGGTGGAGCTGGAGGATCTGGTTCAAGTGGAACTGCAGGAACAACTAACCGTGGAGGTGGCGGTGGTGGAGCTGGTGGAAGCCCTGCTGGTGGAGCTGGAGGATCAGGAATTATAGTTATTAGAGGACCTGCAGGAGCATGTATGTCTGTTGCACCAGGAACTAACTCATTAGCAACGTTACCAGCACCTGCTGGAGGATATAAAGTAGCTACTTTTACTGTATCTGGAACATTGACTATAAGTTAAAATTAAATTATAAGTATAACTTTTAAGGAGTAAAAATATGGCACATTTCGCAGAATTAAAATCAAAAAAAGACCCAACGGGTTTTACAAATGATACACATCAAATAGTACAAAGAGTGGTAGTTGTAGCTAATGATATTGAAGCAAACGGCGGAATTTTAGAAAATAATGATATGCACGTCGATGGAGAAACATGGTGTGCAAATTTTTTTAAAGGTGGAAGCTGGAAACAAACTTCTTATAATAATAATTTTAGAAAACAATATGCAGGAATCGGAATGGTTTATGATTCTTCAAAAGACAAATTTTTAACACAACAACCTTACGCATCATGGTCATTAGATGCAAATGATGATTGGCAAGCGCCAGTTACATATCCAACAGATACCACAGATAAACTAATTAGTTGGGACGAAGATAATCAAAGGTGGACAGCAAAAGACGCTGAAGACAATTCATACAATTGGGACGCATCAGGTTTAACTTGGGTGTCCGCGTAGGAGGACACAATGCCAAGATCTGGCTCATTAAATGGCGGTGTAATAGGAGTAAATAATAAAACTTCTTTTGGAAAAAATACCGTTACAATTAAAACAAGTGGTTCATCTACAATCACAACTCAATCTGGAACTAGAGTAGCAAACGTAGTAGTCGTTGGTGGTGGTGGCGGAAGCGGTGGTGGTCCTGGTAGTGGTCTCTATGGTTGTGGAGGCGGCGGCGGTGGAGCCGGCGGTGTTGTTGTTCAAGAAAATTTATCAGTAGGTGGATCAACAGGTTATCCAGTAACAGTTGGAGGTGGTGGAGCTGTAAATAGTGCTGGATCAGATTCAACAGGTTTTTGCGCAACAGGTAAAGGTGGTGGATATGGTGGAAAATATTATAATCCAGTTCCATCCCCTTCTCAAGTTGATGGTGGACCAGGCGGTTCAGGTGGTGGGGGTACTGGACCTTCCACTGCTTCTCCTCAATGTTCATCTGGCGGACCAGCAACTCAACCAGGGCAACCAGGTATATCTGGATCATGCGGATCTGGAAACGCTGGAGCAAAAGGTTATCATTATGGTGGAGAAATGGTTGTTGGTGGAGGCGGTGGTGGCGCATGTGCTGCCGGTGCAGTGTTTACACCTTTTAGTTCTTTTCCAGCACCAAGCCCAGTAACTGGTGGAGTTGGTGGAGCAGGTAAAAACGTATCAAGTATTATTTCAACAGCAATAGGAGTTTGTGGAGTTGTCGGTGGTGGTGGCGGTGGTGGTTCACATGGTGGCCCTAAAGGTGGAACAGGTGGTGCAGGAGGCGCTGGAGGTGGTGGAGCTGGTGGAAGCAAACCTGGAACAGCAGGAACAGCAGGAACAGCAAATACTGGTGGTGGAGGTGGTGGTCAAGGAACTTTTCCAAGTGTTGGAGCAGCAGGTGGATCAGGTGTTGTAGCAATCAAAGAATTAAACAAAGCAAGTGGTGTGTGGTCATTACAAAGTCAAAGAGCAGCATTAGAAGATGGATTATGGCCAGAGTTTGGTTATAACGTAGATTTTTTAGTTGTCGCTGGTGGTGGAGGTGGTGGATCAGATGGTGGTGGTGGAGGTGGAGCTGGAGGTTATCGTGCTTCTGGTTATGGTCCAAGTCCACTACAAGCAAATAATTTATTTTTAACAACGGGATCTCATACAGTTACAATAGGAGCTGGTGGTGCTGGAGCTGCTACACCCGTGCCTGCAAGTGGTGGTGAAAATGGTGCTGTTGGTACAGATTCAAGTATTTCAACTATTACAGCCAGTGGAGGTGGTTATGGAGCAGTTCAAACTGATCCAGGTGGACCTGGTGGATCAGGTGGTGGTGGAGGTGGAAACTCTGGAGGTGGACCTGCTGATGGTGGATCTGGTAATGCTGGAGGATTTAGTCCTCCTGAAGGAAATGATGGTGGAGATGGTTTAGGTGGACCACCTAATTACGGAGCAGGTGGTGGCGGTGGTGCTGGCGGAGCTGGTGCAAATGGAACCGGACCAGCAGGTGGAGCCGGAGGGTCAACTGTCCCTAATGCTATTTTAGGACCTGCCTCAAATTACGCAGGTGGTGGAACAGGAGCTATATATAATTCAGGACCTGGAACTTCAGGTGGCGCAAACACAGGTACAGGTGGTGATGGAGGAAGTCCTTCTCCCCCTAACGCAGGTGCAGGTGGTTCAGGTATCGTAGTTGTTAGAGGTCCAAGTGCAATTACTTTTTCAGTAGCACCAGGAACAAATTCAACATCAACACACCCAGGTGGTGACAAGTTAGCTACTTTTACTGTTTCTGGAACATTGACAGTATCTTAATAAATGTTATATTAAGTTCATAAAGACATATGAACTTAACAAATTATTATTGGTTTTTTCAAAACGTTATTCCCCACAGAATTTGTGATGATATTGTTCGTTATGGAAAACAGTTACAAGCTCAAATGGCTATTACTGGTGGTTTTGAAAACAAAAAATTAAATAAAAAACAAATAAAAGATTTAAAAAAGAAAAGAGATTCTAATATTGTTTGGATGAACGATAGATGGATATACAAAGAAATTCAACCATATATTCATAGAGCTAATGTAAGTGCGGGTTGGAATTTTCAATGGGATTATTCTGAATCATGTCAATTTACTAAATATGAAAAAGGACAATATTATGATTGGCATTGTGATAGTTGGGATAAACCATATTTTAGCCAAAATCCAAATGATTTTAGTCATGGTAAAATTAGAAAATTATCTGTGACTGTAACCTTATCAGATCCAAAAGATTATAAAGGTGGAGAATTAGAATTTGATTTTAGAAACATGGATCCGGATAAAAAACCTAATATTAGAAAATGTACAGAAATATTGCCTAAAGGATCTTTAGTTGTTTTTCCTTCTCATGTATGGCACAGAGTTTGTCCTGTTAAAAAAGGGTCAAGATATAGTTTAGTAATATGGAATTTAGGATGGCCTTTTAAATGAGTTTTCCTAAACAATTAACTTTAGAACAATATTTTGCATGTCCTATATGGT